TATGGTCATGCTAGCCAAATGCTATGGGCTATTGTTAACGGTTTGCCAAAACAAGCTTTAAACAATGGCACGCTTGTAAAGCAACCAAAACACGGTTTTACACCTATAACCACAATACCAAAAGCCCCTATAACCGTGCCACTAGCCCATATACAATATGTGCATAAAAATAGTGGTAGCTGTATAAATAGTTTTACACAGCCTGACGTTACTGGCTTTAAAACTAACCTATTGCTTGCCGTTTTATGTGGTAGCAAAAGCTTAACACCTAGTGCTAAAAACCACACGCTAGGTACACCGTTTGCAAAGCTTGTAAGCTTGTAAACGTTATGGGCTGTGGCTTACAACCACAGCCCAAACCTAGCCCCTATGGGCTTTAAAAACACCCCTACCCCCCTTGTCGTAGAATTTTGCTACACTAACCTTAGTGGGGCAAGGGTTTGCACAGATCATTACCCCCCTAAAAATTATAAAAAGTCAAAAAAATAATCGACAAAAAATTTTACAAAATTTTGAAAACTATGATATAACTGGTTTATGGTGAATGTACCTGACGACTTGATACGTAAATATGCCAAGCTTTTGGAAAAACAGAAACAGTTTATTTCTGCAGAAAAAGCTCAACATGATTTTTTGGCTTACACTAAATCTATTTGGCTAGAGTTCATTGAGGGTCGACACCATAAAATTATGGCAGAAAAGTTTAACCAGATAGCAACTGGTAAGCTTAAGAGATTAATTGTCAATATGCCACCGAGACATACCAAAAGTGAATTTGCCAGTTACCTCTTGCCTTCTTGGTTAATGGGTAAAAACCCAAAGTTAAAGATAATACAAGCCACGCACACAGGAGAGCTTGCTGTACGTTTTGGACGTAAGGTGCGTAACTTAATGGCACAGGAAGATTACAAACGTATATTTCCAAATGCTAAGTTAAGACCAGATAGTCTCGCGGCAGGAAGATGGGAAACTGATAAAGGTGGTGAATATTTTGCCTCTGGTGTTGGTGGTGCGATTACTGGACGTGGTGCAGATTTAATGATTATTGATGACCCCCACTCTGAACAAGATGCTTTATCGCCGACGGCACTAGAAAGTGCGTATGAGTGGTATACTTCTGGACCGAGACAGCGTTTACAGCCTGGAGGAGCAATAGTAATTGTGATGACGCGTTGGTCACAGATTGATTTAACAGGAAAATTATTAAAACAGCAAGCACGCGACTTGTTGGCAGACCAATGGGAGATAGTAGAATTTCCTGCGATTATGCCAGACGGTAAAGCGTTATGGTCGCAATTTTGGAAAGTAGAAGAACTGTTAAAGGTTAAGGCTTCGTTGTCTGTAGGTAAGTGGGAAGCACAATGGCAACAAGCACCGACGTCTGAAACGAGTGCGATATTAAAACGTGATTGGTGGAAAAAGTGGGAAAAGGAAGATATACCACCGTTGACTTATGTGATGCAAAGTTATGATACTGCTTACAGTAAACAAGACAATGCAGATTTTAGTGCGATAACTACTTGGGGTGTATTTTATCCAGTTGAGGGTGAACCTCCAAACATTATTCTTTGTGATGCAAGACGTGGTCGCTGGGACTTTCCTGAATTAAAAAAGATAGCGTTAGAAGAATATAAACATTGGGATCCTGAATGTGTACTAATAGAAGCGAAAGCTTCTGGATTGCCATTGACGCAAGAGCTACGGTCTATGGGCATTCCAATACAAAATTATTCGCCGAACCGTGGACAAGATAAATACACTCGTGTGAATTCAGTTGCACCTTTATTAGAAAGTGGGTTAGTATGGGCTCCAGATACTCGTTGGTCAGAGGAAGTGATAGAAGAGTGTGCTCAGTTCCCTGCAGGAGAAAATGATGATTTTGTTGATACGGTGACGCAAGCGTTAAGAAGATTTAGAGAGGGAGGGTTTATATCCCACCCTGAAGATTATGCAGAGGAGTATGATGGACCACCACGAAGATACGAATACTATGGGTAGTTGGACAGACCTTATAAAAAAGGTAAAACGAGCTGAAAGTGATTTAAAGTTTGCAGGAACGTGGAATAGTATGGCAAAAGCTAAAGAGCGAAGAAGTAATTTTAAAATAATTCAAGGGGGTAAGAGTAATGGCAAAAAAGGCAAAAGATAAATCAAAGCTTGCTTATGACAATGTAGATAAAGCCTTAACGCTTGTTGGTGCTCCTATAGATTTAGAAGGTGTAGAAGTTGAAGTAGATATAGAAGAAAAAGTTGACCTTGATGCAGATGGCATTGAAATGATTGACACACCTGATGGTGGTATGGAAATCGGTTTACCAGATGTTGAGCAAAATGAAGAAGTACCTTTTGAAGCTAACTTGGCAGAAGTAATAGATGAAGACGAATTAGGTAACATTGCCAATATGATATTGGGCAAAGTAGAAGATGATAAATCAAGCCGTTCAGAATGGATGGATACTTACGTTGATGGTTTAGAGTTACTTGGTTTAAAATATGAAAACAAAACAGAGCCTTTTGCAGGAGCAACAGGAGTTATCCACCCAATATTAAATGAAGCTGTAACGCAGTTTCAATCGCAAGCTTACAAAGAACTGTTACCACCGAACGGACCAGTTCGTACACAAATATTGGGTGAAGCAACCCCTGAAACAGAAAAACAAGCAGAACGTATAAAAGATTTTATGAACTATAATATCTTACACGTGATGCCAGAGTATGATTCTGAGTTTGACCAAATGCTTTATTACTTGGGTATGTGTGGAAGTGCTTTTAAAAAAGTTTACAAAGACCCACAAATGGGAAGGCAAGTTAGTAAGTTTGTAGAAGCAAAGGATTTATTAATACCTTTTAATGCCAGTGATTTAACAACAGCAGAGCGTGTCACACACCAGATTAGCATTTCAGAAAATGATTTACGCAAATTACAAGTAAGTGGTTTTTATAAAGATATTGATGTGCCAGTAGGTGAACGTTTAACAGACAGCGTTGTAGAAGAAAAAGAACGCTTGACTGGTTTAGAAGCAACAGCAGAAAATGAAGAAGTAACTTTATATGAATGTCATTGTAACTTGGACCTTGAACAATTCCCAGATGTAGATGCTGAAGGTGAAGCAACTGGAATTAAGTTACCTTACATTGTAACTGTTTCTGCAGATAGTGGTGAAGTACTAAGTGTATATAGAAATTATAGCCCAGATGATCCATTAAAAAACAAAAACCAATTTTTTGTTCACTATATGTTTACTCCAGGACTTGGCTTTTATGGTAATGGTTTGATACATTTACTGGGTAATTTATCTAGAACAGCTACAGCTAACTTACGTCAATTGATAGATTCAGGTACACTTGCTAATCTACCAAGTGGTTTTAAAACAAGAGGTTTGCGTATTCGCGACGATGATACACCTATTCAACCAGGAGAGTGGCGTGATGTAGATGTAGTAGGCTCAGAGTTACGTTCTAGTTTGATGCCTTTACCTTATAAAGAACCAAGTGGAACATTATTTCAATTATTAGGTTTTGTAGTACAGTCTGCAGAAAAATTTGTTGGCACAACTGATATGGGTGTTGGCAATATGAACAACCAAGAAATACCAGTCGGCACAACTATCGCACTACTTGAACGTGGTAGTAGAGTAATAAGTGCTGTACATAAGCGTTTGTATAATTCGTTAAAACAAGAATTTACATTGTTAGCTGATATAATTTCTAAAGAGCCAAATGAATACCCTTACCAGATACAAGGTAATGCTCCAGGACTAAAGGCTAAAGATTTTGATGGTCGTGTAGATATTGTTCCAGTAAGTAATCCTAATATTTTTAGTATGGCTCAACGTATTAGTTTAGCCCAAGAACAATTAAAACTGGCTACCTCTAATCCAACTATGCACAATATGTACGAAGCTTATAGGCGAATGTACTCGGCTCTCGGTGTAGACAATATTGAGCAAGTTTTACCTCCACCACCACAACCACAACCAGAAGACCCAATGAGTGAAAATGCACAAGCTGTTTTGGCTACTGGAGGGACAAAACAACTAAGGGCTTTTCCAGAGCAAGATCATGATGCACATATATCGACACATATTATGTATATGTCTAGTATGATTGCAAAAGCTAATCCAGGTGTGCTACAAGTTTTACAAGTACATATTTTTGAACACATAAAGTTTAAGGCGATGTTACAAGCTCAACAAGAAATACAGCAACAAGCCCAACAAGGTCAACAAGTACCACCTCAGCTAATGGCAAATAGAGTAGCTGAAATAGAAACGCAACTTATGCAAGAGTATATGGCTAAGGAGCAAGAAATATTAAATGTTGGACAGCAAGACCCACTTGTAGATATTAAGAAACAAGAGCTAGCGTTAAAACAACAAGAGCAAATGCGTGAAGCTATGACCGACGAACAAAGGTTACAATTAGATAAACAAAAACTAGCAGAGCAAAGTTCTATACAACGTGACCGTATAGATACTACAGAAGACATTGCAAATATGCGAGCACAAAATGCTTTACGTTTACGTCAAATGCAAACTGGAGGTAATAAATAATGGTTACTTTTAGTGGAACTATTTCAACCGATAATGGCGTAGTGAAAGATAAAAAGGGTGGTAAGGGTACAATCGCTACAAAACAATCTAGAGATAAAAACGTACTTACAAAGGCTAAGAAAAAAGAATTTGAAAATATGATAAAGGATCAAGTTCCTAAAGAAGCCCTTGAAAAAGATAATATTTTTAGCAAGATAACAAAAGGCATAGCTAGCCTTGTCCCTTCTGGTGGTGGAGGGGGTAATAGAAACGTAACTATACCTAATCAAGATTTATATGATAAACCTTTTACAATCGATGGAATAAAAGGTTTTACTTTAGACAGCGGACCATTTGGTTTAGGCACTTCTTTATATGGACCAAAACATATGTTGCCAGAATTTTTACAACAAAATGAAGGAGCCTTATTACAGTCTGCTTTAAACGCAAGACGTTATGGAGATGGTAATATAAGTGTTGGCGATTTTGATAATCAGGGTAATCCCATAGGTGGTGTAATTACTTTAGATAACTATAATCCTCCTTCTACAGCACAAGAATTCATGGATAATATTTACCAAAATCCAAATAATATGGTAGAAGGTATGATAACTGATAATCCTTATTTTAATATTATGAGAGGATTAGGATATGCCGGAACCGATGAAGAATCAGGGTTATACAATACTGGTGTAACTTCTGCACTTCGTAACCGAGGGAACGAAGGGTTTTTTAAAAATGTACAAGCCTTGATGGGTATAGCCCCTTATAATCGAAATCAAGCAATCGAACAAAAAATAAAAGAACTTAATTTATAATAAAGGAGTATTAAATATGGCAAGCCAACAAACTATTGATAAAGCTGTTGAAAAAGTCGAAAGGCTTATAGCAATGGAACAAACAGATTCTGACGAATACCTAAGACTGGTAGAAATGCTTAGAGAAGCAGGAGTAACTGCCTACAAAAAAGGTGGTATGGTTAAGAAAAAAGTTAAAAAAGTAGGTGCTCAACCTAAAACTGTAAAAAAGAAAAAGACTAAAAATGTTATGCGTGGCACAGGAGCCGCGATTAGAGGCACTAAGTTTAAAGGTGTATTTTAATGGCTTCTAATTTAGAAAGTCTTAGAGAAGAACTACAAATTGCTATAAAAGAAGGTGATTTAGATAAAGTTGCCTATTTAGAAGCAATGATCCAAACATCTCTTGGTAATAATCCTTCGGGTGGTTTTGCTATGGGTCAAAAAATAAAAAGTATGACTCGAGGTTATAAAAAAGGTGGTTTAGTTTCTAAAAAGAAAAAAGGCAAAAAAGCTAGAGGTTGTGGTATTGCCAAAAAAGGTACACGAAAAGCGAAAATGTATTAATGAGTAAAAAGTTAGAAAAAGGCAGTAAATACGAACAGTTTGATTTAGATGGTGACGGTGTAGTTACCGACACAGAATTGTCTCGCTCTGAACATATGATACGTTTAGAAAACTCTGATAAAATGCAAGATCAACAACGTATGCTTTGTTGGGTTTCTTCTATATCTTCTATTATATTAATTGTTTTAGTTATGTCACCAGTAATACCCGATGCAAGAGTTGAAATGGTTACTGCTTTACTTTCTACTTATGTCGTGGCTAACTTAGGTATTGTTGCAACATTTATGGGAACAACAGCTTTTACAAGGTCTAAAGAAAATGGTAAATAATGTTATGGGTATTAATAGTAATTTTACACGGAACGGATATACAAGAAAATGTCTATTTCTCTGATCTTAATACGTGTCTCCAATTTGCAGAAAAAATTCGAGCACAAAACACGCACCAACAAACTGCGTTTTCCCAAGTTTATGTTACGACTTATTGCATTCCTCAAAAGAAAGAAGATTAAATGATGGAACAAACAATAAGTGATGTAGAAAATTTAACTAAGACAGTTAATTTTAATGAGGGTGGTGGTAGTGATGTTGAAGCAGGAATACAATTTATTTATCATATGCGTGAACATTTAGTAGATATAGGTTTAGCAACGGTCTATGGTTTAGCAGTATATGCAATGTTTTTATGGATAACTAAAAAAATTAAGGGGTGATTATGGCAAAACAAGGACTTTACGCAAATATTAACAGAAGAAAAAAATTAGGTATTAGTAGACCAAAAAGCAAATCAACTATTAGTAAAGGTGCTTATGCTAATATGAAAGCAGGATTTCCTAAGAAAAAGAAAAAAGGTAAAAAGCGTGGCTAATCCTCCTAAAACTAAAAAATATTATCGCCCTACTAAAAAAGGGGCAGGAATGACTAAAGCAGGAATAAAGTTTTATCGTAGGCAAAATCCTGGAAGTAAGCTACAGGGAGCTGTTACAGGAAAGGTCAAAAAGGGTAGCAAAGCCGCGAAAAGACGTAAGTCGTATTGTGCTAGATCAGCAGGACAATTAAAAAGAAGTTCAGCAAAAACAAGGAATGATCCTAACTCAAGAATAAGACAAGCAAGGAGAAGGTGGAAATGTTAAGTAGTTTAATATCGCCTATAGCTAACCTCGCAGGGACTTGGCTACAAGGTAGAGTAGACAAATCTAAAGCAGA